ATCCCCGTGCCGGGCACGCCCCCGAAGGCCAAGCGCGTCGAGTACCGCGTGCCGGACCCGAGCGCGAACCCCTACCTGGCGTTCTCGGCCTGCCTCATGGCGGGCATCGACGGCATCAAGCGCCGCATCGAGCCGGCCGCGCCGATCGACAAGGACCTCTACGAGCTGCCCCCGGCCGAGTACCAGGACATCGCGAAGCTGCCCAGTTCGCTTGAGGCTGCTCTCGACGCGCTGCGCGAGGACCACGAGTTCCTCACCGAGGGAGACGTCTTCACACAGGACCTCATCGACACGTGGCTGGAGTACAAGGAGACCAACGAGGTCGCCCCGATGCGCGCCTACCCGCATCCTTTCGAATATCAGCTCTACTATGATTTGTAGGCCAGTTTCCCGCACGTTTCCAACGGTTTAACCTATTCGCTTGACGGCGCATTGCCTGTTTGATGCCTGTTTTCCTGTTCGCCGCGATTGAGCAGGTCAACGGGGCCTTCCGGCATTGCGCCGTCGAGCTTCACGTAATAGGCGATAGTGGTCTGAACGTTAGCGTGTGCGAGCCATGATGCCGCCGCCCTTGCCCCGTAAGTGTCAAAGACGACGCTGCCTACGGATTTGCGGATGCCGTGTATTGACAGGTCTGGGTGACCGACCTTGTTGAGGAGGAGTCGGCACTCGCGGTACATGGCTGCTTGTGCCCGGTCGAACAGTCGCACGTCCTTGCCTGCGCGGGCGGCTTTCTTGGCCCTGGCGCGTAGCCTGTCGGCCTGCCATTCGGGCAAAGTCTTGTCTGGGTACATGCGATGGGTCTTGCGGGACTCAACGCCATGCACTGCGCCCGTGTTGAGGTCCACGTTCCCCCACGTGAGGGAGAATAGTTCGCCCGCTCGCAGGCCAAGGTGGGTTTGGAGGATAAGGGCGTCTACTGCGTCTTGTTCGGGGATTCGTTTCGCGTCGTACTGTTCAAGCGTGGTGACGAGGGTGCGCATTTCGTCGGGTTGGAGGATGCGGTCAGTGTCCAGTCTTGCGCGGACGGGGTTTGTGATGGGCGCGTCTGAGGGGCGCGTGGCGTGGAATGAGGAGAGGTTGACGGCGTCGGATGCGAGCTTGAGGGCGACGCCTAGCGCGGCCCGCAGGCTGGTCTTGGCGCGCCCGCTTCCGTGCCGGGCGACGTATCCGTCGTAGAGTGTGGTGAGGGCTGATACGGTGATGGCCTCGTTGAGGGGGAGGTTCCACCAGTGGGGGTTTTCTCGTTGACTGTCGGCTATGGCGGTCTCATAGTTGCGCCTGGTGCCTGCCGCGAGGGCCTGGTGGCGACGCGAGCGCGTGTAAGCGTCCCAGACTTCCCTTGGTGTGGATGTGCCGGTGATGACGCCCGCCGCGCGTTTCGCGTCGTCAATGTATTGTTTGGCTTGTTCCTCGCATTGCCTTATGGCTTGGCGTTTGCTGGTTGCGATGGTGCGGATGCGTTTGGGGGTGTCGCCCCTGCGGCCTACGAGGACGCTTGCTCGCCAGTGTGTGCCGTCCGGATTGACGGTCCACGCTTTGCCTTGCTTGGATACTTTGGTGGTGGTGATGTTGCCTAGTTCTCCTGGTTGGAGTGCTCGCCTTGCCATGACTGTGGGCCTTCCTGTGCGCGGGGGGGTGGGTGGTGTCAGTATTGTAGCGCGCGTTGCCTGTTTTCTGGGTAGCAAAAAGCGGCCCCCTCGCAGGAGAGAACCGTTACTCTCACCACCCCTCATGTGGGGCGGGTTGAGTGCTGGTCTCCCTTGTGAGGGGGCCGCTTGTGAGTGTGGCCTAGTTGGCTGCAAGGTACTTGAGCGTTACGCCATTATTGGCTTCGCGGACGAGAAAGCGCCACAGGCGCGCTGGTGAGGTGTAATAGCCAACCTCGTCAACCCAGGGTTTTTCTGGGTCGCAAGTTCTGAGGAGTCGCACCTCCTCCCCCACAACAAGGACAGTGCTGGGCGCGCAGTCGATAAGGTCATCTGCCGACCGTAGCTCCCGATAGGTGCCGGGGCGGGTGATGGACTCAAGGCGCAGGACAGGCTTGGGCTTGAGCATGTCTCGTAGGGTTTCTAGCCGGGCCTTGATCTCGTCACACTTGACGATAGCCTCGGTGATGGCCGTGTTGGTTTCTGTCATGTCTCCTCCTGTACGGGTTAGTTACGTTCTGTGTCGGGCATGTGCGTGATGCGCGGCATAGCGTCAGGGTCGTCCTGAGGCTGGTAGGCGACGCATGCGACCATTTCATCCCAGTACTCGTCGAACGTGCACGCGACTTCTCCGTTCGAATATGGGTAAACCATGCTGCCCGGCGCGACCTGCAGCTCAGTCCAGCACATGTTGATGCGCGTCCCAATGGGGAGGTATCTGAGGTCGAGGGGACTACTGACGGGCACGTCCTCCCCTCCGTCGTCTCGCGGGAGGGGAATGGTGATGCTACAACGGTATCTGGCCTCGCGCAGGAGGTTCTGGTGTAGCTTGATAATGCTGTTCAGGTGTCGGGCTTGCTGCTGCAGGTTCACGGCTTAAGCACCTCCGGTATCGTGATGAGGACTCGCCCGTCGAGCGGCCCTTCCACATGCCATTCGAGTAGCTTGATCCACATGTCCGCGTGGGACACCTTGCCGTATGCGTGATTCCAGTGATGCCAATGCTTCACGTGCAGTCCGTCCGGCGTTGCGAGGACAGTCCCGTTCTCACAATCGACAAGCTGGTCAGGGGTCGCAATGCTCCATATACCACCGTTTGCGAGCGGGACGGGAACAGCGGCAGATATCCAGTCTGGAATGTTGTCGAGGATACGCTTGATACTTTTGATAGTTGCGAGCTGGTTTGCCGCTCGCTCTCGGTCGTGTAGTTCGTTTTCCATGCTCAGTTTCCCTCGTGGATGATCTCGCACTCGTCTACATCTTCAAGCATCTGGCGGAACATCTTGTGGTGCGAGTATTCGTGCCCGAGGTAGGCTGTCCATGGGCCATGCGAATACCCTGTCCGCATGTACTCAATGCCATCCACGCTGATTACGGTCCCGAGGGGTAGGCGTTCAAGGTCGGCGGGTGTTGTGATATTGCGGTCTGCGTCCCCGACTGTGGGTACTGTGATTGGTTCCGTGTTGTTGTTGAGGATGCGGCTGGTTTCCAGTTCGAGTTGTTCGACCAAGTTCCGCGCCTCACATAGCGCGTCAAACGCATTGTTGTAGAGGTTGAGGGTTTCGATTAGGGTTTGCATGCTTTTTCCTTCCCGTGTGTTTATGCTGCGCCGACGTGGATGAGGCTAATCGGGTAACCAATATCCTGACGCCCTTCAAGCATCGCCCAAAAATCGTCGTCAGTGAATACGGTTCCCGAGATGCCTATCCACCCCTTATGCTGGGTGAGCCGCATATATTCCCAGCCGTTCGTTACGATGATTGTGCCGGGCATAAGGGCCGCAAGATGGTTAGGGCCGCGCAGTTCTGTAATGCGATGACTATGGGTGCAGTCAAAGTGGGGGACGAGATGAATCGTTCCTGTCATAGTGGGTCCAGTCCGTTCCCCTTGTTACTCGCTGGGCTGGTGGACGATGCGGAACTGTTCGCCCGCCGCTGCTAGTTCGCGCAGGTGGTTGTAGAGTTCGTTGCGCCCTAGTCGCCGTGGCTTTGTGACGTCGCGGATTGACGATACCCAGAAAGTGCCCCCATGTGGGACTCGCAGGTACACGTGGTCCGCGTCTCCGGTGATGACAGTCCCTAGCGGGAAGTTATAGTCGTCCCATTCATGCACTACGAGAGGTGCCCTTCCGGGCAGGTTCTGGATAATGAGCGGCCCGCCGCTCTTGAGGGTTTCGACGCTGGTTTTGAGCGCGTCAATGCGCGTGCGGTATGTTTCGATGCTTGCCATTAGTGCTTACTTCCTTCCTTTTTAGAAGTCCGCACCCGAACAGCTGCCCGTGTGGGCGTAGTGTAGGTCGTCTGCGTTTTTGAGGGCGAGGAGGTATAGCTCCTCGTTTGTTGCCTGCAGCCCGCCCACAAAACACTGCCACTGCCTCCGGTAGCGGATAGTGAGGGCCATCCATTCGTCGCCGTCGATCACGACTACGGCCCCGGATGTGCAGCCGTCCAGCATGTTCGGGCCGGTGATAATCAGGTCGTTAAGGCCGTTGATGCCCTTAAAAGTGAGCCTGCCATGCTCAGGATCGTTGAGCAGTTCTGCGAGGAGATGTTGAGCGTCCCCAATCGCGCGCATGTAGTTGTCGTCAGTCATTTCCATTTTCTCCTAAATGATGAGTAAGGGGGCGCGCCCAGGATGCCCCCGTTAAGGCCCCTAGACGCGCCCCTAACGGTCGTTCAGGCCACAGCCGGGGGGTCGGACGGGGCAGAGTCCAGCCCACCCATAATGGACGCCAGGAGGGTATCTTCAACCGCATATTCTGCGGCCTTCACAATGCCCGTCTCAGGTGCGCGGGACAGTTCCACGCCTCGCCCCTGTCCGCACGCCTCGTTGAGCGCGCGAATCAGGTCAAGATTCTTAGTCTTGACTGTCCAAACGGGATCGTCCCCCTCGCGCTGGAACACTGTGTCCATTGCGCGGTTTCGGATTATGCGGGTAAGCGGTGCGGACGCCGCCTCTGCGAGAAGCCCATGCGCGGTCACGCGACCACCTCCCACTCGTGAGCGCCCTCGCGGTGCGCGATGACTCCACCGTCATCCGTGTTCCCGATGAGGTCTCCGATGTTGACCACGTTGTCGCGGTGTCCGAAAACGATTCGGGGCACGACGCCTCCGGGGGTGACCTGGTTGACGACGTCGCCACGGTACTTGTTTGCTAGGAGGATAATGTTGTTTGCAGTGACGCGTTCGATCACAGTCCCACCCCCGTAACGTGGGTGAACGTGAGCCATGCGCCGGGGTAGCCGACGAGGGCCAGGACGATGATGTTGAACAGGTTGCCGACCCAAAGCGCGCCCTTAAGGTCGTACCATTCAACGATTTCCTTGCAGATGAGGGCGGTCGTCAGTCCTGCGATGAGGATTGCGAGGCCAGTGCCTAGCAGCATCCATGCCATGTGTCTATTTTCCTTCCAGTTGAACTAATCTGTGTGTGGGCGCGTGTTTCCGCCAGAAAACATGCGCCAGGGGGCGGGCTATTCGCCCATGTGGACGAGGCTGAAGTCCGTCCGCTCAAGGTCGGCGTCCCATCCGAGGCGCACCTGGGTTGCGACGTCCGCGTCCGTATGATGTTCGCCAGGTTGCCTTGTGGTTACCCAATGGTCGCGGTCGATCTTGAAAAACTCTCCCGTCACATAACTGTCAATGAGCGTGCCGGGCGGGAGGGCTGACAGGTCCACCGTCAAGGGGATGCCTGCAGCGTTGAGGGTGACCCCGTTCGGTGGCGTTGCGGGCGCGTTCGCTTGTGCGCATAGTCGGTTGATGAAGTCCACGGCTTCCTCGTGGGTGATTGGTTCCGCCATTACGCCCCCCGGTCAGCCCCAGTGGACAATGCGAGGCATAGAGGGGGATTCGCGCATTTCTTCCGCAAACTCCTCGTGAGTGAGCAACATGCCGGTGTACTTGACCCACGGCCCGACCACTTCCCCTGCGTAGCAGCGGAAGTACTCATACACATCCGCTATCACCAGTGTACCGGGGGGGATTTGCTCAGCGTCCAGCTTCACCTCGTCGCCCGCAAGGTTGATCGCCTTGAAGTGGGTGCCGGTCAGTTCCGGCTCGCCCGGTTCCTCGTCTGCCACGGTGGCTCCGAGGGCTTCTATGATCTTGTCCGCAAACTCGTTGATAGCCTCGTTGAGCTGCTCGCGGGTGAGTGATGTAGCTCCCATGTTCGTGTTTTTCCTTTCATTTCTGGGACTGTTTGGGGCGCTCAATCCTTGTTTCAACGTTTGAGGTATTGCGCATGGCCTGCACGAACTGCTACACTCAACCGTGTTACAACAAGGCACTGACACTCCCCCTGGTTTGTCTGTTTTCTCTGTTGAACGTTCTGTGTAGGGGAAGCCCGCACTGGACAGGCCAATTTACAAGCGCATCTGACAGGGACGCCCCGCCAGGCGGACCGTTAGACGGTCTCTCACACTCGCCGCAAAGCGCTTAGGCCAGTCCGGGGCGGGCTTCCCTGTACCCCCCCCGATTATGCGGTGGCGCGCCTGTTCGCGGCCATCCAGTCAGTGAGCGCATCGTGCGGGTAACGGACGATGCCCCCGACTTTCACAAACTCTGGCCCATCCCCGGTGAAACGCCACTCTCCGAGCGTGCGCGCAGACACGCCAAGCATGGTTGCGACGTCGGCGGGCGTGTGCATGAGTCGGGGTTTTTCGGCGGCTTCAGCCCACGTGAGGAACAGGCTCGCAGCGTCGGCCAATTGGTCGCCCTGCGCGGCCTTCACGTTAACGATGCTCCCGTTAGGGGCGGGGACCGTGCCGCCGATGTTGACTTGTGCGCCTGTGCGGCGGGCCTCGTCAATGACTGCCGCGAGGATCAGGTTTGCGGCGGCGGGGTCGGTGGTGTGTGCGGTGACTGTGTAGGGGGTTTTCTCCTGTGTCATGTTGGTACTGCTTTCATGATGACGTTCGTGCGGCGTTGTCGGTAAGGGTTGTCCGACAACATGAAAAATCGTAGCGGCAGAACGTGTTTTCTGCCACTTGACCAGGCGTTAAACCTGGCAGTCTCGCGGCTCCAAACGCGCCCAGCCACGGTGAACGCCTTCCGGTGTAATCGCCTCCACAACGCCTGTCGGTTCAGACAGGATGCCGACCGGGAACCGTTTGGTAATTTTGTGGCAGTCGTCCGTCCGCCACCTGGTGCCCTCCACGAGGACCACGCGCCCCTGTTGCATCTCTGCCAGGAAATATGCGGGCCTATCAGGCATAATGCCCCTGCCCACCCATAGTCCAGCGGCCAAAGCCACTAGCGTCATGAGCCATGCGACCGCGCGCACGCTTAACGTACCGTTGGAACTCGTCATTGGAGTTGCCCTTCCTTCCGGTTACGACAAGGCCCCCACGCTGCCATGCGTTAGGGGCCTCAAGATTGAATGTTCTGTGTGCCGCGCGGCTTAGTGAGATGAGCGCACCCGCCAGGGTGGAAACCAGGGAGGGAGAGAGAGGTAGAGAACCCCCCTAGCCGTCACCCCGGCGAGAATGCTCACCCCATCAAACCAAGCGGCGGGAGGTGGTTAGGCGGCGGACACCAGCGCGTACTCTGCGCATGCCTTGTTTTGCCAAAGAATGTCCAGCGTCAGCCCCCAGTCGCCGCCAGGGGCACTGCGCAGGTGGTCGCGCCAGTTAGGGCGCGTCATGTCAGGCAACTCGTGCGACGTCGCAGGATCACGCCGGTTCAGCCACATAAGCGCCCCCAGCCGCGTCTCCACAGGCACAGGCCACTCACGCGCAAGCTCCCACTTGCCCGACACTCGCATCTCACGGGCCAGGGCCATGGGCTTGTCGGCATGTAGTAGCACGTACTCGCCCGCGCACGCCGCATCCTGCGGGTCATCGCCTCGCACGCGCACTAGGCGCATCGTATGCCACCTGTGATGCTTAGTAGGGGCATCGTAGACGACGCTCCACCCCGCAGCCTTAGCCGCGTCACTCAGCATGTCGTTGTAGTACTGTTCCCAGTCCTCCATGACGCGTACGGCCACCGCCGCCACGTCGCTTTCGTCATACCAAACCATTGTTCACACCGTCTTTCAGTCTGTCTTGCTTGTTAGCTCGCTTGTGCGTCGAGCCGATAGGCGCACGCCGACACCACAGTCAGCATGCTCGCAATGTCGTTGATTCGAGCGGCCAGGATGCGCGCGTCAGGATCGTCAACCGTCCCTACGCCCGATTCTTTGACCAGTTCTGTGAGCCAGTCGCCCATGCGGGGCGCGGCTACCGCCATTTCCCCGAGGGGAGTCATCGTGTGCCCCACGCGCCCTCCTCAGTTCTCGCTAGTGTCGGGGTCGAGCTTGGTCGCCAGGTTTTCAAGCGAGGATGCAAGATGCCGCATTGCTCCGAGTGCAGCACGCGCATGCACGCGCACCATGCTCGCCTCGTGCGAGTCTCCCAGCCAGTCGCCGTCCGCGTCATGACTGTCCCGCACGCCCGACCTAAGCAGGTGACCGTTAAGGCAGTCCGCCCAATAGGCGACAAATGAGTTGGTTTTCCATAGCTCACGCACCAGGGCTTCGTTATCCATTGTTCGTCCTATCCGTCTTGTTGATCGTTCTGTCACGCGGCGAGGCCCCACAGGCCACCGTCGCACACCGCCAACGCCAACACTCGGCGGGCGGCTGTCTTGAAGCCCTCACGCGTCACCGGCACGCCCTCAAGGCGCGCCCAGCGTCCGGGCCTGTCAGGGTCGGGGCCGCTCATCCAGTCCCCGGCGTCGGCCCACACGCCGTCACGCATGGGGATGCACGGCTGGTAAGGGGCGGGCGGAACCCACCCGCGAGTCATGCTCGCATTCATTTTTGTCTCACTCTCGTTTCACGTCAGGACAAACCACTTTGATTGTCCTCGCTCCCAGGGCGGGACTCGAACCCGCCATTACCTCACCAATCAAGCCTGGGAAACCTAGAGTCACTTCCAATCGTCAGGAGAATCCACCACGGCGCGCAGCTTGCCCGCCTCAACACGCTCCGCGATAGACGCCGCGATCGCGCGGGCCGTCAGTACCGGGGAGAGTGCAAGCATTAGTTCCCCTGCCCCCAGCTTGTCGTCACCCTTGCCGCCCTGCAGCCATTCCTCCGCGAGGGCTTCAACCGAATACGCCGTACCCTCACAGTCAACAAACTGCGCCCACTCGGGCGCGTTCACCGCGCCACGCAGCACGTACTCACATTCATCCCACGACGCCTTGAAATCCGCCGTCTGTTCGGGCGTCATGTACTCGCCCGCCGTCATCGTCTTGCACTTGCTGGTATCCCTCATAGGGCACCGCCTTTCACACTCAGTTTCAATATGGCCCGCAACCATCGTGGCTGCAGGCCCGTTCCCTGGCCCGGACTCGAACCGGCCTTACGCTCACCATTCAAGCGCCAGGGACGCACGCGTCATCCGGCAATAACCATGGCCCCGCCCGTCACGGGCGTGTCGCCCTTGAAGTCATGCACAACCACAGTCGGCACGCCCTCAACGCTCGGCCTGTCCGCATCCTCCGTCACGTACACGGTCGCACGCCCGTGCGCGTACACCTCGCCGCCCTCGCAGTAGACAACCGACTGGCCGTAGGCCGTCACGTCAACGTCGCCGCCCATTTCGACAACTGACCGCTGGTAGGCCGTCACGGATGCGTGGCCCCATGCGACCACGTGGGACGTGGCCCGCGCCGTCACCTCAGCACTGTCATACGCGAACAGTGGGCAAAGCGAGTGCGTTTCCACGGTCGCCATATCCCACACCTTGCCGCGCGCATAGTACCCGCACGTGCCGGTCGAACTGTCACGCCAGTTCACCTGCGCGAAGTCTGTCGCACGCACAACCGCGTCATCCTGCGCTTCAACCATGCTATGCCCACGCGCCGTCAACTGTGCCGTGCCCGACACAACCACGCGCGACTCGCCCCGCGCTTCAATCGAGTGTCCACGCGAGTCTGTCACGAAAATGTAGATCGGCATGTACTTGCCGGGGTCTGAGTGAATCTCAATCACCATGTCATCAGACGGGGCCGCTTCCAACGCCGCGTCCAATTCTTCCTGATTCGTCACGCGAACAATCTTGTCGCTACTCATTTTTCTGTCTCTCCTATTCCATGTATCCAAGCAACCACCATGGTCACCCGTCGCTCCCTAGACGGGGGTCGAACCCGCATCTACCTACCGTCAGGCTAGGGAAACCAAACCACTACGCGGCCACCGTAACCGGGGGAACCAGGACCGGGACGCAATCGTCCTCGAGCGCGTGCGCCATGCCGCCGCTACTCATCGCAACCGACCCATCAGGGAAGCCGCCGCCACACCACACGGACCAACCCAACCGCTGCGCCGCCCGAATAATCGCGCCAGGAAACGCTTCCATAAGCATCACCCCACACTCATCCAGCCGCGCTTCGTCCTGCGCAAACCTGCGCCGGTAGGGGTCCGTCCCGTCGCCACCGTAATCCAGGAAGCAGTCGGAACGCGTGTAGTCTGGCCTGCCCAGCTCGTCCCACATGTGGAAGATGCCCACCGACGATTCAACGTCCCACCGATGACTCAGAACGAGCTCGTTCCATTCGTCAGTGTTAGGCAGGGTAGATTCGTCATAGAACCATTCCGCAATCTGCGGAATCTCACGCGTGTCAGCATGTAGGCGACCGCCGCGTCCGCGCACTCGCACGCCGCGTCCCAAGGCTCAATCGTTGCAGTCATTTTTTCACTCTCGTTTCATGTCATAGGCGACCGCCTTGGTCACCGTCGCTCCCTGTGCCAGGATCGAACCGGCCCTATTTCACCCCCACCATTGAGGACAGGGAAAACCGTGCGCGCCACACGCTCACTCGCCAGACTCCCAGTCAGCCCACGCCTCGGCAACAGCCTTAGCCACCGCATCATCCGGCGTACGCTCACCCGAACCGCGCCGACCGCCGAAAATCTCCTCCGGCCACTCGCTACGCGGAATAAACCGCTCAACCTCCGGCCAATCCTGCGTGCGCGCCGTAGACGCATAGCGCCCCATCGTGCCGCGCACGCCCTCGCCACAGACGATTAGTTCCACCTGCAGGCCGTCCTGGTAATCAATGTATAGCTCAGCCGTCACGCCGTCTGCGACGTCCGCAACCAACACCGCGTCACCATAACCGGGGTCAGCCCATTCGTAGTGTGTCATTTCTGTTCTCTCCCTTGTTCTCTGTTTTTGCGCCCCACCCTAGGGGCGCGTCACTCGCGGGACTGGAATCGAACCAGCCTTACACTCACCCTTAAGCCCGCGAAAACCGTACGTGTCACGCGTCACGCAACCAGGATACCAAGTATCCACCCCCGCTAGTCCGCGTAATACAGCGGAATCAGCACGCCCCGTGACTCAAGCTGAGCAATGTAGATACTCACGCCCTTATCAAACCCATTCGAGTCAATCGCACGCATTGCGCCGCCCAACAGGTCGCCCACATCCAGACGAGCCGCCGCGCCCATATAATCCAGCTCAGCTTCATACTCATCCGCCAGGTCATCGCGCGTGCGCAGGAACCCATCAGAATCAACCCACCCAAACGACGAACGCACGCCGCTAATGCCAACCTGGCAGTACAGGAAATAGCCAGGAAAGTCCTCATCCTCACGCGCCTGTTCAACCAGGGCTTTCAGCGCGTCCCTATCCATCTCGCACATGGTCACACTCACTCTCAAATCTCAGATAGATAGCCGCCATGGCTACCAGCTCCCTAGGCAGGGGTCGAACCTGCATTCACACCTACCGTCAGGCTAGGGAAACCCAGGGGCGCGCGCCTAATCAGCCCTCAATACGGCGCAAATCGCCGTCCCGCTCACGCGCATCAAGCCAGTCCGCCACGCCGCACCCAAACGCCACCGGATCGAGAGTACGAAGCGCGTCGCCCGCCTCATACTCGAAGCCGCACACCGTCACGGTCCCGTACGTACCCGTCAGCTCTCGCTCAAACTCGTTACGCACCTTGTAGTCAGACCAAAGCTGACCATCACGCCCAACGTAGTCCGCCCACGAGGGGACCCAGCCCAGCTCTACCCGAGTGAATGAGTCCCGCTCATCCCACACGCTCTGCATGAAGCCCAGCGCGTCCCCGATAACATCAGTCATGAAACCCATTGTCCTAATCCCGTCTCTCTGTTCTATGTCAGGACAAACACACGCCATGTTTGCCCTCGCCCCTTGCACGGGATTCGAACCCGAGACGCCCACACGGGCGCGCAACCGACCTTGCCAAGGGTGAGAACCTAGCGGCCCTCAATACTGCGCAGCTCGCCATCACTCTGCTGCGCATCAAGCCAATCCAGGAACCCGCAACGGAACGCGACGGGATCAATCTCCCTAAGAACACGGCCCGCGTCGTATTCGCAGCCGCACACCGAAACAGGCCCCCAGCAATCATCAAGCCCATCAGCGAACGAATCCTCAAGCTCGCTCTCGGTAAAGAGCTCACCCTCCACATTCACGTAGTCAGCCCAATCGGGCACGCCGTCCAACTCGCTACGCGTGAACGACTGCACATCGTCCCACGCTTCCTGCATAGCTTCCAGCGCATCGCCCTCAACCTCAGTCACGAACGTCATTGTCTTGCCTCTTTCTCAATTGATCTGTGATAGGACACGCGCACGCCACGCGCGCCCCCGCTCCCTGACTGGGAATCGAACCCAGCTCCATACTCGCCATTAAGTCAGGGAAACCACCGCCAACTAGGCAACAGCCAACGTCGGGGGAACCAAAACAGTCACCCACTCATCATCAAGCGCCGCATCCAGGCCGCTCTCATCAAGAGCAATCGCGCCCGCCGGGAACTCTCCGTGGGGGAAATCCAGTCCCCACGTCACGCCCCACCCAAGTGCCCGCGCCGCCCAAATAATCGCATCAGGAAACGCGTTAAAAACCATCTCCCCGACCGCATCCAAACGCGCGTTACCCTGCGCATCGCGCCGCGAATCAGGGTCGCAGTCATCCCAGCCCCAACCACTCGGATCAAACTCAGGGCGACCACACTCATTCCACATCTCGAAAACGCCGCGCCATGTATGCGTTTCCCAACGCGCGCGCAACACACAATCGTCCCAGTCATCCGAACAGGGCACGGTCATATCGTCATAGAACCATGCGACAATCTCAGGGAGGGAAATGCCCACCCGCAGCGACCACCGAACCGATTGACACGCGCACTGCAACGCCGGGTGCCAATCCTCGGGAATCCACATCTCAGCCATCGTGAAAACCTCATCTCACATTTTCAATAGGCAACCACCATGGTTGCCAGTTCCCGGCGCGGGAATCGAACCCACCCAAAACCCACCGCTAGGGCCGGGATAACCAGGGACTAGAATCAATCCTCAATGAAACGCTTAGCCGCGTCGGCAAGCTCACCCTGCCACGCGCGGCGACCGCCTAGAATCGCATCCAAGCCGCCCCAATGAGCCGGGCAATCCGAGTCATACCCGCGCCCCGCGCATGGGTCCCACAAGCAATCGCCCATCTCGGGAACATCCGTCACAACCAACGACGCGCCGCGCTCGCCACCGAATAGGGCAACGTGATAGATGCCCCCTCCGCAACGATGCCAACGCTCCGCAACAAGCCCGCCGCACGAAACCGACGCCGCGCGCCACTCGCTCCAATCAATCGTCTGCATGATAATCGCCTCTCAATCTCAGACACGGCCCCCACCATGGGAACCAGGAAGCGCCGCCCACCATTAGGCGCGCCCGTAGGCGGTACAGGGATTGAACCTGCCCCCGCGCCCCCGCTGCTAACGAGGCCCGCGAAGCTCACCAAAGCCGCCCTAGTCCAATAACGACGCGCGCCCCCGATTAAGCCAGCCGGGAACTCAAGGCCAGCCCTAGCGACGGTGTGAGCTGCGCGCCGCCCTGCCCTACGCAGGGCCGCGACTTGAAGCAGCTGAGTGACCGCGCTAGGCAAAGCGCACGCCAAATAGGCGAAAAATAAACCACTCTGTAATTCACAAAAAACAACCAACGCACACCCAATCCAACGAAAACCCGAGGCCGGGGGCCTCTCGCTTCGCTCTCTCAGGGGCGATGACATAAATCTACACCCCCGCAGACCACACCGCCAACCACGCGCCACATGCTGAGACGTCAAACAACCACAGTCCGAGACGCCCGCAGAATAACGCGCCAAACTGTCCGCCGGCATCGAACGCCGGCCGAAAACTGTCAAACAGCGATTAGGGCCTATCGCGGGGGCAATCAATCAAATGAGACGCTAATCACATTAGCTATGGATTGGCAGCAATCCCAAACGCGCATGCACGCATATAGCACACTCACACCGGTGCGTCAAATAGACATCTCACAATACAGACAATATGTGTACCCACACCCACATATCACACCCACACCAACAATGCAGCCGACACGCCGGACGAAAGACTATCGCAATTCAATAACAAATTAAACACAAATACAAAAACAATTCTTTGCGCTAATTCAGCGACGTTATCAGAGACTAATCCACTGCAAATAAACCAAGCAATTAAATAACGCTCCGAGAGGGGGCAACAGTCAAACTTACCGACTGCCAAAATAGGGGGCTATAACCCGCCCGAATACCCGCCTGAATACCACACGGTCATAGCAAAAAATATCCGCGACGGGTCACGAGCTTTCCATGTCAACTAATCTAGCTCATTGTGAATAGTGACTGTCAACAGACAGTAGCACCCCTGCCCCGGGCGTGCAAGCCAGGCTGCAGCCCGCGCCCCCAGGATCGAAGCGTGGGGCTTGGGGGTGATTGGCTTATTTCTGCGGATTCGCGGACCTGTGCAAGCTGAGTGTTGTATGACATGCGTCTCAGTTTGCAAAAATATGCCCGGTGGCCCACCCCCGAAGGGGAGACTATATAGTGAGAGGGTAAAGCCCTTGGGGGGTAGGGGGGCAAGTATATATATAAATATATATCTTAAGTCTTAATGCTAGTGTTTCAAGTTCTCTATCTCAAGTTCCCTAATCCACGACTTAGGGCTTATAGTTCTTAGTTTATATCTTATAGATTATGGTTTATATCTTATAGATTATGGTTTATATCTTATAGCTCTTAGTTTATATCTTATAGTTTTTGTCGCTGGTTTTAAGTCTTAAGACGTAATTGGTATTGATCTTAGTTCTGTCGTTGCTTTAAGTCTTAAGACGTAATTGGTTATTGTTTTTGTTGTCGTTGCCTCGGCGTCGAGTATATTAGCGGCTTGGTGGAGCTGGGTCGGACCTCGGTCGGGGCTTGATCGTTGTTGGTTGGTGGTTGTCGTGGCTTGGGCGCGTGATTCTGCGAGGCGGCGTCGGTTGCCGCCTGATTGGGCGTCTAGGCGTGCGGCTGTGTTGCGGCGCGATGAGGGTCGTTGTCAGTGGAAGGTTGATGCGTTGTCGGTGTGTGGTGCTCCGGCGACGGATGTGGATCATATTGTTCCGGGTGATGATGATTCGTTTGGTAATTTGCGGGCGTTGTGTCGTGAGCATCATGCGTTGAAGTCGGCGCGTGAGGGGCATGTGGCGTTGGCTCGTATGCGTCGTGAGGTTGCTGGTCGGTTCCGTAGGGTGGAGCAGCATCCTGGTTTGCGTGGGGGTGGTGTGAATGGCTCGTAGTGGCCCTGTTCCTGCGCGGCGGGATGAGTTGGTGGATCAGCGTCCGTCGAGGACGCAGCATGTGACTGGTGGTGTTCTGATGAGCGCGTCTCCGCGTAAGGCGGATCGGAAGTGGCATCCTACGGCTAAGCGCATGTATGAGGCTATTGAGGTGTCTGGTCAGTCGTACTGGTTCCAGCAGACTGACTGGGAGATGGCTTTCTCTCTCTGTGAAGATCTGTCGGCGTATAAGCGTCAGCAGGATGATGCGGTGCGTGCTCGCGCGTTGAGGGCTGGCTGGGACGCTGAGGCGGCGTCGTTGAAGCCATCTGAGCGTGAGGCGCGTGGTTTTACTCGTGATCGTCCGCCGTTGTTGCGTGATCCGTCGTCGCAGCGTTTGGCGACGATTTACATGGAGTTGGGGAAGCTTGGCATGTCGGAGTCGGAGCGTCGCAGGGCTGGCATTGAGTTGCGGCCTGATGAGTCTGATGTGGTTCCGGCGTCGGTGAGTGTTTTGGATAAGTATCGTGAGGCGTTGCGGTCGTCTTAGTTGTTGGGGGTTGTTGAGTGGTTGTTGTTTATAGTAAGCCTAATTGCGGTGCTTGTGTTGCGACTAAGCGCGTTTTGGATAAGGCGGGCATTTGTTATCGCGTGGTGGATGTGAGTGGTGATTCCGCTGCTCGCGAGATGCTGATTGAGCGCGGTTTTAGTGCGATGCCGGTTGTTGCCCCCTCGGATGATGTGGCGTCGTGGTTTGGTGGTTTTCAGCTTGCGCGTTTGCGTGAGGTAATTGCTGCTGAGGCGGCCGCTTAGAGGTCGTTCCCGGTAGGCAATTCGGCCTGGCCCGCACAATGTGGTGTGGGTTCGGGTCGGAGTCCTGGTATTCCCTCGCTGCCTTGTGTGGGGCGGTGAGGCTGTTTTCAACCCGCCTGCGCGTTTGCGTAGAGTGGGTTGGAGATTCTTTTGTTCCTTTCCGCCCTGTGCGGGGTTGGTTGGGATTTTGTTCCTCGTCGTCCTCCGGGACTGGCGGGGTTTAGTATTGCCCCGTCACTTCCTGTCTCCTGGTGTTGGGGGGTGGGTTCCGTGGCGGGACGTTTCTTGGTGGCCCCCGTACGCTGAAACGGCGAGTCGTGGCCCTGGGTCGCGGCGTGGCGCGCGAGCACGACGGCTATAGGGCGGGGGCATTTTGCTTGTGTTGTGGTAGCGGGGTTCGCCTTGCAGCCGCCCCCCTGGCGGTTTCGCTGGGGGGTTCATCTTTGGCCCGTGTGGTGGAATCTGGTAGACACACCACACTCAAAATGTGGCGCTCTTCGGGGCGTGCGGGTTCGAGTCCCGCCACGGGTACTTGTGTGTTGATGGGGTTGGGGGGTGTCCTGGTTTTGGTCGATGACGGTAAGGCCGGGACGCCCCCTGGTGGTCCCTATGATGATTTGTCTGACGAGGAAATCCTTGAGCGTTTCGCGCCGGTGCATTATGGGCCGACGTGGGAGCGTGGCGAGGACGGTCGGTTTGTGTTGCCTGAGCATACGTTGGGTTGGGAGATTGCCCGGTGGTGTTCGGACTATTTGGAGCCGCTGGGTGCTGACCAGGAGGTATTCGAGTTTACCTTGGAGCAGTTGCGTATCGTGTTGTGGTGGTATGCGGTTGATGATGAGGGGAAGTTCATTTACCGACGTCGAGGCGTTTTGCAGCGGATTAAGGGTTGGGGTAAGGATCCTCTGCTTGCTGTGTTGTGTTTGGTTGAGGCGTTTGGTCCGTCCCGGTTTGCGGGTTGGGGTTCGGATGGTGAGCCGGTTGGCCGTAGGTGCCCTCAGGCGCTAGTGCAAATCTTCGCGTTGAAGCAGGAGCAAACTAGCAATACGTTTGATATGTTCCATGTGCTTGTTGGTGACAAGATGCGTGCGAAGTATGGTGCGGATGTGAAGCTGCAAATTGTGCGTGGCTGTAACAACACGGCGCGCATCGAGGTTAAAACCTCGTCGTTCCGTTCGACTGAGGGTAATCGTTGTACTTTCGCGTTGTTGAATGAGACGCAGCACTGGTTGCCTCAAAACAATGGGCAGAAGCTAAAGAATACTGTCGAGGGTAATACGACGAAGATGAAGTCGCGTTACCTTGCGATTACAAATGCGTATAAGCCTGGTGAGGGTTCGGTGGCCGAGGATGACCGTGAGGCGTTCATGAAGTCGTTGGAGGGGCTGACGACGGAGACTGACGTGTTCTATGACTCGTTAGAGGCCCCGGATGATACGCCGTTGGATGAGCGCGTGTTCAAGGTGTTGTACAACGCTGTGCGCGGGGACTCGGTGTGGTGTGACGCTGATGAGGCGTGGCGGTCGGTGTTGAATCCGTCGCGTCCGACGTCGGAATCGCGCCGCATGTACCTGAACCAGGTGTGGCAGCCGGAAGGCAACTTGTATTCGTCGGCTGAGTGGAAACGCATCGAGCGTAAGGCGACGTTGGATCCGGGGGATCGGATCGTGCTCGGGTTTGATGGTGGTAAGTCTGATGACTCGACGGCGTTGGTGGCTATTCGCGTGTCGGATGGTTTGATGGTGCCGTTGTTGTTGGAGGAGAAGCCGTTGGACCTTGCGGGCGACTGGGAGGTTGACCGTGAGCGCGTGGACTCGACGGTCCACAGGGGCTTCCGTGACTACCACGTCGTTGGGTTCTATGCTGACGTGGCGTTGTGGGAGTCGTACATTCATGAGTGGACTCTGGATTACGGAGAACGTCTTGTGGCTCGCGCGTCGGATAGGGGTCCGATTGCGTGGGATATGCGTGGTTCTCGTAAGCGGACGGTGAATCTGCATGAGGCGTTTATGGCGGCGATTCTCGACGGGAAGGTGTCGCATGGTGGTTCGCGCGAGTTGGCGGCGTCGTTCCGTCGTCATGTGTTGAATGTGTTGCGTAAGGATACGCCGTATGGTGTGTCGTTCATGAAGGCTGGCCGCGAGTCGAAGAAGAAGATCGATATGTACGCGGCGGCGATGCTCGCGTTTGGTGCGTATCGCGATTATCAGACGGAGATGGCGTCGCGTCCGGTTGCGAAGGCTGGGGGGTCGTTCTACCGATTCTAGTGGGGTGATGTATTGTGGCGGCTATTATTGATGCTGGCGATTCGTTGGAAGCTCTCATTGGTGAGGGCTTGCGGGTGTTGAATCGCGATTGGGAGGATGGGTTGTCGGTTGCGGACGCTTACCTGCGCGGCGATTTTGATGACCCGTATTCGCCCAAGGGCATGTTGCCTGAGCATAAAGCGATGATGCGTCGCGCTCGTCAGAACTGGTGCGAGATTCCTGTCAACGCGGCTGTTCAGGCGTTGGCGGTTGATGGGTTCCGGTCGGGGGATCAGCGTGCGGGTGATGAGCGTTCGTCTGAGACTCCTGAGTGGGACTTGTGGCAGCGGTCGAATCTTGATGCGAAGCAGGCGCAGGTGCATCGTAGCGCTGTGGCGTATGGGCAGGCGTTCACGGTGGTTGAGCGCGGCCAGGATGGCCGCGCGTATGTGCGCGTGTTGTCGGCGTTGCGGACGGTGTGTTTGTTTGAGGATGCGCTGTCTGATGATAACGCGATTCTGGCGTTGTCGGTGATGCGTCGTCCTGGTTTTGGGCCGGATGGTCGTCCTAAGCCTGGCCTGGCGGTCGCGTGGGACCGTTACAACCGTTACGACGTTGTTCTGCCTAATGGTGGTGAGGATCTGGTTGTTGGTCCTGGTGTGGCTCATGGGGGTGCTGGTCATTGTCCGGTGACGCGGTTTGTGTCGCAGATGGATGATGAGGGGCGTGTGCAGGGCGCGGTGTTGCCGTTGAAGCAGTGGCAGGATTCGTTCAATCAGATGCTTTTCAATCTGTTGTTGGAGCAGTCGCATGGCGCGCATCGTGTGTTGTGGGCGACGGGTTTGGAGCCTGCGGTTGCGGTGGATGCGGATGGTATGCCGGTGGTTGGTCCTGATGGTGGGGTTGTTCGTCAGCCGATTGCGGCGGGGCCGGGGGATTTCTTGGTTAACTCGTCGCCGGATGGCAAGTTTGGTTCTCTGCCTGTTGGCGACCAGTCAGGTTATATCGCGGCGATGGACGCGCTGATTAAGGACTTTTCTGCCATATCGCAGACGCCTCCTAACTTCCTACTCGGCCAGATGGCTAACCTGTCGGCTGACGCGCTGAACGCGGCGGAGAAGTCGTTCCGGCGCAAGGTGGAGCTGTACAGGACTCAGTTTGGTGAGTCGTGGGAGCGGACGTTGCGTGTGGGTATGGTGCTAGAGGGTCGCGCGGAGCGCGACCAGTGGGAGCATAACGAGGTGTTGTGGCGCGACTTGGAGTCGGCTGCTTTGTCGCAGACGGCTGACGCGCTGTCGAAGTTGCGGGAGATTGGGGTGCCGTCTCGCGGGTTGTGGGAGATGGTGCCTGGCGTGTCGCCGGTTCAGTTGGATCGGTGGGATGAGTTGGCGACGTCGGAGCGTTTGGGGTCTGACTTTGGTGCGGCTGTTCAGGGGTTTAGTGCGATGGGCGCGCAGGGTGTTCTGGATGAGCCTGTGACGGCCTCGCATGCCGGGCCTGTGTCATTGGCTGGCGGTGACGTGTAGTGCCTGCAAATCCGCGTGTAGAGGTCTTGTTGAAGGCGTTTGAGGCGTCGCTTGGCCGGTTGAGTTTGGGGACGGTGCAGGACGTGTCCCGCTGGTGGGAGCAGGTGGATAAGGGTGGCGATGTTGCGGCCAGGTTCGGTGAGCTGCTTGTGGAGCCGTGGGATCGTGGCGCTGCGCTGGGTGTGGCGTTCTACAGGTTGCTGAGGGCGTTGCAGACGGGTCGCACGGTCCCCTCCCCTATTCGCGGTCACGCGCAGGGCGGCGAGGTGTCGTTGGGCGAGTTGGTGCGTGAGTTCAACGAGGCCGCCGGGGTGAACGCCTTGTCTGCCTCGTCGCTGTCTGGCGTGCGAGTGCAGGTGGACAGGCAGGCGACGCCGGACTTGGCGGCGTTGCGTGATGCGGATGTGAGGGCGGCGCAGGCGTTGTTGCGTGCCCGTCTTGAGGCTGGCGAGGTGTCGTCTGGCGTGGCGGCTGGTGTTGGTCAGCAGGCGGCGGCTGGTGGCGTCCGGTCGGTGGTGCGTGACATGGGTGACT